TAATCCCATACAATAAAAGGCCTTGTAAAATATGGTTGAGTTATTAACGGTTTATTTTTATCTTTGTCGGTAACTTCTTCAAAATAAACACTTAACCATTGCTGTCCGCCTAACGGCTTTGGCAAACCAGAAAATAAATCATCATCAGCCCTAAACGCAGCCCTTATAACCGTCCATTCCTGACTACCCTGTCCTGAATCAAGAGTAGTATTTAAAGACGTGCTTAATATCTTCTGTCTTAATGCTTTTCTTTTGGATTGGTCTGGTTCTACTTTTGCAATAAACTCATCGTAAATTTGCTGCGCAGTCCAAGTTGTGTCTTTTACAATAATTCCTGTCGGTTCATTATATTTATTATAGAATAGTGTAACGTTTTTGTAGTATTCAGGCAAAAACTTAATAACGCCGCTTACTGGGTTCTCTTCCTCAATAAACATCACCGGCGAACCAATAGTAACTGAATCAAGTGTAAATTGAGGCCATACTCCATAAATGTTAGATTCTCGATATACGGATGTCATATGTTCTCTAATATCCTGACACCATACATCAATTTTATCAACCCCCCTTAATTCTTGTTGTTTCATTGAATATGAAATCCAGTCGATATTGGCACTTATCGTTGTTCCCTGAAAACCTGTTGCGAATACTCTTGCCGCCCAAGCCGGAGTTCCTTCGTAAATATCCTGACCGAAAAAATCACCATCTTTACCAGTGTCAATTCCTAAATCCGGTCTAAAATAACTAACGACAGTATCTCTGGCGGTATTAAATTTAGAATAGACATTAGCGCGCTGATTTAATCTGTCGTATATTCTGTCGTATAAACTTAAATCTTCAAACATTACAATCCTAACAAACCTTTAGTTCCAAGTTTCAATCCGCCCCAATTTTGAGTTAATGTAGAAGCGGCAAGCCTTCGATTGGTTTTTTCCTTTTCACTTAACTGTTCAAGCGGTTTAGCCGTAACAGTTTTTCCACTTTCAGCCTTAACGGACGGTAGAGAAACACTGCCACTGCCGCCCATCATACTACCGGCAGCTACTGCACCACCAACCAACAAAGCTGGAAAAAGTAACGCACCCATATTATTTCCTTAAATAACCCTTTTTAAGCCACGAGTTAAAATTCTATTATCATAAGGATTACCCTGACTATAATTATTCAAAAGCTTAGCGGTCTTTTCAGTTTTTCGTAATCCCCATATTCCATAAACAAAACTCAATGCTTGGTCTGGAGAACAACCAAGAACCTTACGGACATCATCATTAGGTATCAAAATTATTTTACCACTTTGCGGTTGAATCTTATACCTGCTCAACGCTATTAACTGTCTCTTTATTTCAGAATTAGTTATAGGCGGTATTTTACATTTCTTAATCTGCTGTGATACATAATTTACCGCTAATGCCTTCATATTGTGATACTGGTCGTCATCGGTCTTAGCAGAAGATATAAAATACTGAACATTATATCCAGAAACGTCAACCTTTAGCATATCAGCAACGCCTTTGCCATTTCCAATACAGTCAACTATAAAATTAGTAGTACCAAGTTCCCTTGCAACAGATTTACATTCTGAAACGACTTCAGATGTTAAAGTTAATTTTATGTTCTTTTCTATCTTGACTGCGCCATTTTCAATACCCTTAATTGAACATACATCGCCGCCAAAAGCGGGGTCAACGGCAACTATTCTATTAAATTGACTAACAGGAGTAGTATCACGCTTAACAATAGCCAATTTGTCTAAATCAGCAGAAGTTATCATAGTCATATCTTCCTGCGTTACTCTCCGACACAGATACTCCGAATCATATTGAGAGCGTGGAATAATACCATCTTCGACATCCTTGAGAACTTTATCTAATTCTTCTTTACTTATAATTCCACTTCTTTCAGCACTTATTCTTGAAGCATACCATTCAGGCATACACTTCTTAGCAACTCCATCTTCCGGCAATTCGCCAGTTTCAAGAACACAAGCAGCCCTATCAAACATCTGTGTAGTCTGATTACTACCATTGGGAGTATAAAGGAACATAGCCCATCTGCGCCTGTCCCTACCCTCTTTAGTATCGCCAGACATAATAGGCCTCAAAATTTCAGTCCATACATTAAAATCGTGCAAAAAGAACTCATCAAGAATAACACCATCAAAATCAACACCACGAATGCTATCAGGCTCGTCAGAACCACAAACCTTTATCATAGAACCATTTGCAAATGTTATCAACATTCTCTGTTCATTCTTTTCCCACTTTATTTCACCTTTGCTCGGTAAAGCACCCCATAACATCGTAGGGTCGTCCCAAACAACATTCCTCGCCCAAACCTGCGTAGGAGCTATATATAAATACTTGGATAGAGAATTCCTATAAGCCTCTCTAATAGCAAGGTTTATGGATAACGTAGTTTTCCTGCATCGCCTGTGCCATTCAAGCATATAGAATCTGTTAACGCCATTGTCAAAATCTACAAGAACATCAAGAGAATACTTGCTCAATCTTGTCGTAAATTGCTCATTCGGTATCATTAAAAGCCCTGCGACACATAACTATCGAATTTCTTAAATCAGCTATACTCAATTTCAAATCACTCTTAGCAGAATACTGTTCACTATTAGATTGCATCAACGAATCGCAAAATTTATCCATAATATCGCAATATCGGTCGAAAACGTAAAATTGTTTTAAATAATCATTCATTCTTTTGGAGTATTAAAGTCGGGAATTAGCCCTGCTTGCGTTAAATTAGAATCGCAAGGAAAATAAATAGCCAAAATTAAAAAACTACATTTCTTCATTATTCTTTCTCTTTCAAATCCCTAATTACTCGCCGAAACGTGAACCTTAAACCTAATAGTAGTATAACTGTTCCCACTCCAACTCAATGTAAAACGACTACTAACATCAGCACCACCATAATTACTGCCATCAACGTCAGACAATTTTATAACGTGTATATCATTAACATCCATACTACTATTATCGTAAAATACAAAACCATCCTCATCAACCAACAATACATCTATGCCATTCGCATCAGTACCAGTACCAACCAACCCTATCCACTGCAAACTACCCTCAATAGGCTTAGTATGCAATATCTCACTACCACTAACCATATTACTGTCTATCACAATGTCATAACTACTCGTCCCACCCTTGCGATTTGAACTCACCGTCGTGTACCCACATGCAAACAAAAACACTACCACAATTATTATCAATTTACGCATAAATTTGTCCTTTATCCAAAAATTATTTCCAAAAAATTTTAATTTTGTCTTTTATTCTATTCCAAAATTGTCCACAATTCCAAAAATGGCACGGAAATGAAAAAAACGATTTACACATTTGGCCGATTGGAAAAGTCGGGGTACCCCCTCGCCAGACCAGAAAATAGCTTTGCTTATACCCGATTTTAGCTTATGCCAGAAACAGTTTAAATGCCCCGTGTTTGTGTTTGTTTTACGGGGTAGATTGATATAGCCCGAATCATTATCGTTGCTCATATTCGATTGTAGGCGTCGAGTTTGTTTATCTTGATTTACCGATATTGAATTAGACATTGATTAAAGCCTCTTGAATAGCACTACTTGTGGTTTAACCTGTTGGATTTGCTGGACTTGCTTAAAGGCAGCTATCATCTCACCTAATTGCTTATTGCCTGCGGCTATGTCTGCACCGTTTTTTTTCTCTATGCCTAATTTAACTAAATATCGAGCATTATTTATAATTTCTTTTATTGTAATATCAGTTTTTTTCTCAATTCTGGCCATACCTTTGTTGATTTCGGCTTTTATGTGAGGTTTGGTAAGGTTTTCCGAAGCTATTGCTTTAGCTGTGTCATTATTGAGGGGTTTGTTTTTTTTACCATAACCAGCCTTTTTTACGGCATTTATACCATTTTCCCCTTTTAATATGTTTTCAACAAATTTTTTTTGTTTTATTGTCATATATATCTTATAATTTAGCTGTGGATAGACCTATTTATATACTGTCGTTTTTGGCTTTTGTTGTTTTGTGTTGATTTTTTGCACATTGTGTTGTTTTTAATCAACGTTGATTTTCCTTATTATTTTGACAATAACGTGGTTTTTTGATTTTTCGTTGTTTTTTATGTTTATAATAATCAACATACTTGCACAATATAACTGTCTGGATATTGTCTGTCAAGTATAATTTTATAAATTTTAAGTCGTTGTAATTGCTGGACTTATAATAATTTTAAAAATTATTTTATAATTTAATTAAGCCGGTATGATAATTGGTCGATTGGTTGCTATATGTATATGTGTATTTAACAATTAAACTAATAACCTTTTTTTAAGGGGTAAGTTATGAGAGCTACAACCAGCTATGAACGTTGCCAAAAATGCGGAAAACTGTTTTCGCACCGTAAGTCCGAGATTATCGACGAGGTCAACAGCGGCGTTTATCGCGGGGTCGACGGTTTTTACTGCTGGTGCGGCGGCAAAATTGTAGAGGCAGATAATTTAAAAGTAGATGAAAACGGACAAATTTATTGATTATTTTTAAGGGGTAAAAAATCAGCTTGTCAATCTTAACTGATTTTTCTACCCTGCCGCTTGAGAAACGACAGGGAATAAATACCAGTTAAACAATAACCTTTAATTTATCAGACAAAAAAGGAGAATTAAAAATGAAACCGGAAACAATCACAGGATTGAACTTTTGGCCAGCAGACAGCGATGCGACTATGCACTACGGTGAGCATCTTTTGAACAAGATAGATACTATCATCAAAAGCGTTAAAGCGACAGAGTTGCAAACTTATAAGGAACTGTTTGCTTTTACGCTCGACAGGGATAGTCAAGCAGTCCTTACCATCGCTCGCACAATGACGACGGCTCGTGGAGGTCGTTTTTCGACAACCCCGTCCTACCGCAGCCAAGACAGATATGCTTATGAAGTTAAAGTAGGCGATGAAGTTTTTGAAAGCGTATCGGCGTTTAAAAAAACTATGGCCACTCTCGCTGGACAATGGGTCGGTGCAAGACAGATATAGAGTATCTCACGAGTTGGTACGATTATTGACGATGAATCGTTTATAATTCAATGTTTCTAATCGCTCATTAGAGCTATCTAAATCAAATTACAGGCTATATCTCCGCTTGTGGCGGGGATTATGGCTAAAAAGTAACTAAGGGCTTAAAATTGAAAAGGAAGTGTAAAATGTACACAAAAGGAAAATGGATAAACTAAAATCAGACGAC